GAAAGCTTAGTACAGAGGCAAGGTGTTTATGCGTTCCAAGTAAAAATGGATGGACAATTAAATACCCCCGATGTTATAGATGAAAATAAATTAGTAGGTCAAGTATTTTTACAGCCTACTAAAACAGCAGAGTTTGTAGTATTAGACTTTGTACTGACTAAAACGGGCGCTAGCTTTATTGACTAATAGAACCAGAAAAAACAACATAAAATGGCAACAGAAACAATAGTATCACCAGGTGTATTACTTCAAGAAGTAGATAGATCATTTATTACCCCAGGTGTTGATCCTTCAGGATTAGCTATAATAGGTCCTACTATAAAAGGTCCTGTAGAAATACCTACTATAGTAAAAAATTATAATGATTTTAAAAACATTTTCGGGACCACTATAGAATCAGCATCTAATGCATATGAATATTTTACTAACTTAACAGTTAAAAATTATTTCCAAAATGGTGGTAGTTCTGCTATTATTACTAGAGTTGTAACAGATAGAGACAATTGGAGCCCTGCTACTAGTAGTTTAATTACATCTGTTTCTTCTAGTAATGATATTAATAATTCCTTTGTATTAGAAACCTTAAGTAAGGGTACTATAAATAATAGTACTTCAAACCACCTAAGTAATGGTGCTCTAGATAGTGGTTCTAAAGATAATTTAAGATGGGAAATATCTAATTTAAATAAAAACGCAGGTACTTTTACTTTAGTTATAAGAAGAGGAGATGATACTACTGCTAAACCTATTGTATTAGAACAATTTACTAACTGTTCTTTAGATCCTCTTTCTGCAAATTATATTGCTAAAAAAGTAGGTGACCAAGTATTTGAATATGAAACTGATAAAGTAGTAGCTAGAGGTGAATTTCCTAATAGATCTAATTTTGTAAGAGTAAAAACCATAAACAATAACTTATATGAATACCAATTAGCAGACGGTTCTGTAAATGTTGATAGTGGTGGTTTCCCCTTTAGTAATCGTTTACCTAATAGCGGTTCTGGTTCGTTTGGTAATGCAGGAGGTGGTAATTTAGATGGTAATCCTTTATTTGGAAAAAACATCACTTCCACTAATATTCAGGGTTTAGACACTACAGATTATACTAACGCTATTACTCTTATGAAAAATAAAGAAGAGTATAAGTTTAAAACTTTAGTAGTACCTGGATTAAACCAACAAAACCATTCTGCTACAATCAATACTATAATTGAGAATACTACAGGAAGGGGTGATAGTTTCTTTATAGCAGATTTAGTACCTTATGGTTCTAATACATCTACTGTTGCAGGTGAAGCAGGAGAAATAGACACTTCATTTGCTGCAGCTTATTGGCCTTGGGCACAAGTTAGAAGTGCAGAATTAGGTAGAAATGTATGGTGTCCAGCATCAGTAGTTATACCAGGAGTTTACTCTAAAAACGATTCTATAGCAGCTCCATGGTTTGCTCCTGCAGGATTAACTAGAGGAGGAATAACTAATGTTACTAAAGTAGAAAAAAAGTTAAGCAAAGCTGTAAGAGATACACTTTATTCAAGCAAAGTAAATCCACTAGCTACTTTCCCTAGTCAAGGAATAGTAGTATTCGGACAGAAAACTCTTCAAACAGCAGCTAGTGCACTTGATAGAGTAAATGTTCGTAGATTATTACTTGATGTAAAAGATACAATTAATGGATTCTCTAAGAGTATTGTATTTGAACAAAATACTCAACAAACTAGAGATAGATTTGTAAGACAAGCTACTCCTTATTTAGAAAGTTTAGTCCAAAGACAAGGATTATTTGCTTTCCAAATAAAAATGGACGGGCAATTAAACACTCCTGACATTATAGATGAAAATAAATTAGTAGGCCAAGTATTTTTACAACCCACTAGAACCGCAGAATTTATAGTGTTAGACTTTATTTTAACACCTACTGGAGCTTCCTTTACAGACTAATATATGTATTGACAACCAACAACATTAAAACAAATAAAAAATGGCAATTTTAAAGAATGAACAGTTAGGCGATATTGGTATGTTTTATAAAACATATGAGCCTAAGACTAAAAATAGATTCTATTTTGATATCGAAGGCGTACCCGCTTATTTAGTAAAAAAAGCAGATCGTCCTAAGCCTTCATTTGAAGAAATAGTACTCGACCACATTAACTTGAAAAGAAAATTAAAAGGTAAAGTTAACTGGGCTGATATTACATGCGAATTATATGATCCTATTAACCCCTCTGGTGCCCAGGCAGTAATGAACTGGTTTAGACTTCACCACGAAGCAGTAACTGGTAGAGATGGTTATCAAGATTTTTATAAAAAGGACGTTAAATTCCGTTCTTTAGGTCCCGTAGGTGATATTGTCGAAGAATGGGAGTGTAAAGGTACTTTTATTAAAGAACTAAATTTCCAAGACGCTGATTGGACTAACGCTAATACTGCTCAAACTATAGGCATGACATTAGCTATGGATTACTGCATTCTTAGATACTAATTGCCAAAAACATAGTAAAGAAAGAGGCGCCTTTGGCGCCTCTTCTTATCTATTCATATATGTATATGTAACAATAAATGTTATAACATGGCAGAAAAAAAGTTACAAACCGAAAAGGTTGGCCTACCTTCAAAAGGCTTATTGTACCCAGAAGGATCTCCTTTAAGAGATGGTACTATTGAAGTTAAATATATGACCGCAAAGGAAGAAGATATTTTAACTAACCAAAGCTTCATTAAATCAGGTGTAGTAATTGATAAATTACTTGAGGCATTAGTGGTGTCACCTATTGATTTTAATGACATTTTAATTGGCGATAAAAACGCTATTCTGGTAGCAGCACGGGTTTATGGGTATGGACCTCAGTATGTGTTTAACTACACTAATCCTAAAACTCAAGAAGATGAAGAAGTTATGATTGACTTATCTTTAATTGAGGATAAAGAATTAGACGAAACACTAGTTAAAACCCCTGGGGCAAATGAGTTTGATTTTAAGTTACCTAGATCAGGTAAAACAGTAACATTTAAACTTTTATCTCAAAGAGATGAAAATAATATTCAACTTAATCTTAAAGCTCAAAGAAAATTAAGAAGAGAAACAGAATTAACTACTAGATTAAAGCATACTATTATAGCAATTGATGGTGAAACTGATACTAATATTATTAAAGGGTTTGTAGATGGTGAATTACTTGCTGTTGATTCTAGAGCATTAAGAAATTATATAAAAGATATATCCCCTGACGTAGATCTTACGTTTAACTTCGAAGGAGAGGACGGTACAGTTGTTAATAACGTCCAAATTCCCATCGGAGTAGGCTTCTTTTGGCCTGACCTCCAGGTATAAACCAGTAATATATGACGAGGTATTCGACCTCGTCTACTGGGGACAGGGAGGATTCAGTTTCGAACAAGTTTGGAATATGCCTGTTTATTTAAGGCGTTACTACATTAATAAAATTAGTGATATCCATAAAAAACAGGAAGAAGCTTCTAAAGGAAAATCTAATGATCAAAAAGCAATGGAAACTTTAGAAAGTTTTGATATAGATTGGGATAATCTCCCATCGGATTCTGGTTTAAATAATGAATTATAAGGCAGCCTTAAAACTGCCTTATATTTTTTAATATTTATATAGGAATATCTCATAATGGCAACACCTGAAGAAGAAAAAGCAATAAGAGAAGCTATTAATCAATTAGCTCGAGAACAATCTCAAATCGAGAATGATAGGTTAAATCTATCTTTTACTTTAGTAGAAACCCTTAAAGAAGCTTTAGGAATTACTACTCAAAGAAATGATTTTGATAGAAATTTATTAAGTGTCAATAGAGAAATTACAAGATCTTTATTAAACCAAAAAGAGGGTTTAAGAGAGATTAATGATATAGAAAGGCAAATCATTAAAAATAATGATGTAGTTGCTAAAGCCCAAAAATTACAAGAAAGTTTAACAAACAGTATTGGAGATGGGTTATCTAAAGAGTTTGAACAAAGTGAACGAATTTTAGCTAGAAGACAGCGAATCGATCAAATTTTACAAAACGAAATAGATAAATTAAACGCAGGTGAAGCTATTGACCAATCTAAAATAGATAGGTTAACAGAGATGGCTCAAGTAGCAGATGAACAATTAGCTAATTCTTTAAGAAATCTTTCAGTTTCAGAACAACAATTATTAGTCACTAGACAAAATGCAGCTGCTTTAGAAGCCGCTAATGAAGAAAGACAACTTGAACTAAAATTAGCTGAACAAATAAAAGATGCATCTGGAATTACAGGCCAAACTGTAGGAGCTTTAGGTAAATTATTAGGTTTTAGTAATGACCAACAGAATGAAATTAAGCAAGGAGCTAAAGAAATATTACAAGCAAGGCAAGATGAAGGCACATTATTAGATGGATATAAAGGAAAAATCCAAGGTTTAGGAGCTTTTGCTAGTTCATTTGGTACTGTATTTAAAAAAGCAGTAACTGATCCTGCTGCTATATTTACTGCAATTACTTCTACTTTATTTAGAATTGACGGATTAATTGCTGGTCTAGAAAAAGGATTAGGCATATCACGTAGTGCTGCAAAAGATTTAAGGGATGACTTTGAATTTTCGGCAGGTGCAACTAATGATATATTTGTAAATAGTACTAAACTACAAGATTCGTTTTTTAAATTAAAGGAACAAGCAGGAGTAGTTTTTGATGTATCATCTCAATCCGCAGAAACATTTTTAACCCTAACAGAAAGGTTAGGAATGGCAGGATCAGAAGCAGCAAATTTAACTACTGTATTAAGACTACAAGGTCCTGCTACTGAAGAAACTTTAGGTAATTTAGTGGATGTTGCTAATGAAACTATTAAAACCAGTAAAACTACTGCTACTGCTAAAGATTTATTAAATGATGCTGCTAGTGCTTCTAAAGGATTACAAGCTTCCTTGTCAGCAAACCCTGCGGCATTAGTAAAATCAGCTGCTGCTGCTAGAGAATTAGGTGCTACTCTAAAAGATATTGAAGGCATACAAGGCAAATTATTAGACTTTGAAGGTAGTATTAGTGCTGAATTAGAAGCCGAATTA